ATGATGAAAAAAAGTATTCTGACGTTTCTGTTACTCACCAGTTCTGCAGCGGCGCTGGCTGCACCGCAGGTGATTACCGTCAGTCGTTTTGAAGTGGGTAAAGACAAATGGGCGTTTAATCGCGAAGAGGTGATGCTGACTTGCAGACCGGGTAATGCTTTGTATGTCATTAACCCAAGTACCCTCGTGCAGTATCCTTTAAACGATATCGCACAAAAGGAAGTTGCCAGTGGGAAGACTAAAGCCCAACCCATTTCGGTGATTCAGATTGATGATCCTAACAATCCCGGCGAAAAAATGAGTCTGGCACCGTTTATAGAACGAGCTGAAAAACTCTGTTAATTACCTAAAATAGCCTTTTGATTTCCAATAAAAAAACCGCCTCAGTTCTTTCACCAGAACGGGCGGTTTTTAACATTTCAGCTGATGACCACCACGCTTTTTATTGACCATTTTGCACGCAAACTGGAAAACCTGGCGTCGTCATCTATTCTTAAAGGGCAAGGCAACTAAGCCTGCATTAATGCCAACTTTTAGCGCACGGCTCTCTCCCAAGAGCCATTTCCCTGGACCGAATACAGGAATCGTATTCGGTCTCTTTTTATGTGCTTGTTTTCGTTGGGTTTTTTCTGTGCTATCACGAAATCCCACGAAAATTACTCGAAATTTCCATATCCTGTCTAAACCATAACATATTCTGCACCGCGTGCGTCTAGGTATTTTTTGGTCATTGTTAAATTTTTATGCCCCAGCAGTCTCTGTGCGAAATCCTCTCCGCGCTCCCTTTCATACAGTCTGCTCGCCAAGCTCCTGATCTCATGGAAAGGAGGGGGGTTGGGACCAAACTTTAACTCCGTAGAATCCCGGATGTCAGAAAATGCCTGGGTAATTCCGTCCGGAGTTAACGGACCAGGCTTCCTGCCTCCACGTCTCACCGCTGAATACAGCATGAAGTCTGACGGGTTGTTTTTCCTGCAACGTTCGATAACATCCTGCAATACCAAATCAGCAGAGTCCAGCCGCAAATCAAGTGGCAACGCCAATTTGTGACCTGTCTTTTCCTGTGTGACAAACAACCTTCCATCCCTGATATCGCTGAATCTGAACAACGATACGTCCTCTCTTCTTTGCCCGGTGACAAGTGCCAGGTCACATGCGTTTGCAGCCCATTCGGAATGGGCTGTTGCGGCATCCCTTATTATCTCAAACTGTTCAAGCAAAAGACGCTCACGCTTCACTTTGGGTGTCGGCGTTCTTGTCGGCTCTGCCGGATTCCTTTCAATATGTCCCTCGACGATCGCCTCCCTGAAAATATCCAACAATACCGAACGCAGGCCGGAGGCCATGCTCTTCTTATCGCAGAGTATGTAACTCTCCAGGAAAGTAGATATGTCCTTTGTGCTGACCGCCGATAGCGGCATGCACCCGAATTCATCACTGATAGTGGCGATCTGGTTGCGCCTGACCTTCATCGTGTTGGGCTTCAATTCTCTTCGCTCAAGAATTACTTCGTAGCGCTCAAGCCACGCTTTCACCGTAAAAGTTGGTGTTTCTTTTATGCGGTCCAGTAGCGCTGACGGAAGGTAATTCTGTTCGATGTAGTTATTGGCTTCGATGGCCTGAGAAATGGCGTCCTTTCTGTCGATCCGGCCAAGAGATAACTCTTGACCGGTAATCGGGTTTCGCCAGCTATAAAGCCTGTCTCTTTTACGATAGGTCAGGTTACGGGGCAGGTTAGCGTCGTAACGAACTGGCCTTTTCGCCATGAGTCAGTCTCTCCAGTAGAGTGCCACCAGTTGGCAGCGGTATGCGTTTTGCTTTGGGACGAAGGTTCTTTTTGCTCGGATCCACATAGATGGCATCTGGCTGAACCTTATATTCTTTGCCATGAAGTTCCGGAGCAGGGTAAATACGCCCCTCCCGCGCCCAGCGGCGAAGTGTTGAAAGAGACGGTGGGGTTGAATAAGTTGAATTCGCCCATTCCAGCAGATTAAGAAGCTTGACCATACTACCTCCGGCTTCCGGCAACTTATTATAGAGCTGCCGGAAAACTGTTAATGAAATATCGTTATCAACTCACCTGACCAGGTAGCGCGCGCAACCGGCGCATACCTGTCATCGCCGTGGCCACGTAGCTCGCCTTGCGGTTCACCACTTCCACCCAGACTTTCACACCTTCAACTCTCACCGTGTATGTCTCCTTCATTTTGCTGCGGCCATAGTCGCCGTAACGTTCTGCATGAGTGGCCAGTGCTATGTCGCATGCCTGACGCGCTAACGGGGATTGCTGATTTGCACGGTTAATTAGACGCATGGTCACCGCCTTCTGGATTGGATGGTTGACGGAAAACCGCTCGGGACGGCGACCAATCGCAATATGCATCGGTTTCGGTATGCCCGAAAATTGCCTTACAGCGACGGATATGAGCGCAGTCGCCGCAGGTCTTACCCTTCGGGAGTTGCATTTTATCGGGGTCTGCCGGGTTATAATTTAGCTCAGTCATTCCAGGCCTCCAGCTCGTTCTGGATTTCCTCGTCGATCTCGTCATTGGTGGCGTCTTCGTTTAGATAGTCGCGCGCCTCTTTAAGATACTGTTCTCGGCGTTCGTGGTACCAGGCAGAGAACTCCGGTGACCAGCCGCGACCATTACCTTGAAAATCAACCAGAGCGTTGTCCTCAGCCATACGCTCAACCATGCAGTCGGCAGTTGTCAGGGCGCATTCCCGGATGTAACCGCGAAGGTGGTTTTTGCGCCACCAAGGACTTACTTTCGAATCGCAACGTCCTTTGAACTCAATTTCCCAGCGGCGGATGCAGCGTGCGTTTAAAGATTTACTCATCTCGTTACCGGGAGGGTTCGCCCTCCCGCCTCCCTTAAGCCACGTATTCCGGTTTCATATCCGCCAGGGTGATGCTGAACTGATCGTGCAGTTCGTCGCCCAGATGACGTTTCGCCGTTGCAAGAACTCGCTCAACTTCCCCAAACCGTTCAGCTGCATCCGGTTCATCCGGAGACGGCAGGGAGTTTATCGCGGCTTCAACCTTGTTACGTGAATCAACCAGGTAGTAGCGCTTCACTGCCTTATTCTTCAGCTCGGTGAACAGGGCAGATCCGAGCGTGGCCTTCGCGCTTTCGATATCAGCGCGCAGTGCTTTGGCGCTATCAACATCCTGCGCAGCATCGATGCGTTCGCGGAAATCATCGGCAAGAGCGTCGATATTTACCGACGATTCGTGTGCGCTTTGCGTAGTTGTGACGGTGTCACCTGCGATTTCAGCAACGCTCATTCGTTGGGCTGAGCCAGGGTTAATAACTTTTTCTTCTCGTTCTTCGACTTCATCGGCACTGTAAACACCGAGAATCACATCAGGGCAGTACAAGCGAGCCCAGCGCTTTACCGCGAGATAAGCGAGCTGCTGACGCGGATCACTTGCCCATAGTGTCGAATTACGAACCTGAGCCTGAGAAAGCATGAGTACCAGTTCGCGTGGCTCATCCTCGCCTTTCATAGTTGCCCACACACGAACTCCTACACCGGCCTCATCCTTTAAATCCCAACCGGGCGCGATGTACTTATTGCCTTTAGAACTGGTTCTCTCTACAAATCGACCAATGATGTTTTCCCATGGACCAAACCAATCGTAATGAAGGCGATCTTTTGTAGGCGACATGTTGGTAACAACCGCATTAACCAGTTGAGCTTCGTAACCCAATACTCCGCTATTACCGACGATGTGGGTCTTCTGAGCTACGGCAAAGGGGTCCATACCCCATCGTGCGGCCTGCATGACCACAGCCATGCAGGCATCTGGTTTTCCGCGGAAGTGGTCAGGTACAAAAGCGCCACTATTTGCCATCACTGTCGACAAGGTGCGTAGGCGGTCGAAAAGTTCCCCATTAGTCAAAATTGAGATGTTATCGATCATTTGCGTCTTGTTTTCGTTGGTAGTAATTGCAGTAGACATGTTCTTTTCCCCTTATGCCTGAGTACGCAGCGCTTCAAGGCGGCGCAGGTCGAAGTCGTTCAGTTCGTCGGTGTAGTCTTCGGTTATCGGTGCAGACCAGCAATCGGTGTCATACGCATTTGCGAGTGCACGCATGGTGCGCTGATACTCCAGCAGCCCGAGGTCGAGCAAATCTTCCGATGCCTCAATTACCGCCACCCAGTGGTAGCCCTCGTCTTTGTTGACGAAGATCCAGAAGAACTGATCAAAGTCGGCAACGGAGCAATACATGCCAGCGCTGAGGTGGTAGTCGCGGTCGATGATTTCCCGGTGCAGTTTGGCGCGCAAACCGTCTTGCTTAACGCGTCCCATGCTGATCGTCTTCAGGTCAACACCGATACGAACGCCGTTGATTTGAACCTCAAGGTCAGGGCGCACACGGACTTCCAGACCGGTTTCGTCGTCCATCCCGAAATAACTTGTTTCCACTGAACGGGAAGGATGGCGCAGCAGTTTCCCGGCTGATTCATGATTCAGTAGGGCTTGCTGAATTGCCGTGGCCAGCGTCAGTTGTTCTCTGGACAGGATGGTTTTCCCATCAACGCTATCGCGCCATTGCTGCTCAAATTCATCAGCGAAAATGGCCTCCGGGCTGACCGCGCGTATCGCCGCCTGAAGTTCTTCTTTCTTACCGGTGAGCTTCAGTTGCTCGGCCTTTGGCTTATCCGCGTTAAATTCTCGAATGAACGCCTTCATGGAGTCGGTGGTGGTAAACGCCTCAGCCGGAATACCTGGGAATACCGCAAACTCTTCGTGGAGCTTTTCGGGCTCCAGGGCCAGGGTGTGCGCCAGGCTACCGAACGTCAGCGCCTCGCTGCTTTCGCGACGGATAGTCTTGGTCACGTGACGGCCGTGATAGAACATCAGGCTGACACGTGCGTCTTTCACCTGGGTTGAGCTGATACCGTTCGCTGCGTGATAAACCTCGTTCGGCAGACCTTCATAGCGGCCAGGTTCGAAGTAAGCAGGGTACACAACACCCGGTTCGTCAGATTGAGCTTCTGGCTCGGTTTGGGCCGCAACCGGTTCGGTTTGGTTTACAGAATCGCTGTTTTGGCTAACAGAATCCGCATTCTGGCTCACATCGGCTTGCTGGCCGGTATGTGACTCTTCACCAGTTTCCAGACTGCTTTCGCCTGACTGCACTTCATCACCAGCCTGTTCTTCATCACTGACAGTTTCTTCCATCTGCACATTGCTGGTGGTTTCCTCATTAAGTGGTGAACGGTTATCTGTTTGGGTTTGTTGATCGCCCATCAGGCCATCAATGGAGAATACGCCGTTGCCCATGTTGGCGATTTGTGGCTGTTTAGCAGCTGTTTTCTGCTCTGCAGCGACCTGCTCATTAACCTCATTTTCCCAGCTGACGTCCGGCGCATGACCAGCATCAGCCAGCGTTTCTTCTGAGGGGTTTGAGTGGTCATTTTCGGTTAGATTGGCATTGATATATGCCCGCAACCGCCCAGGAAAGTTAACCAATTCTGATGATGTGCCGCGGATGAGTGCAAAGATGGCGGCGCGTGAATAGTCCAGGATGCCAGCGGTTTTGCGCAGCGCCTCAGACCATTCGCTGAACGGACTTTCTTTCTTGCTGACAATCTCTTTAGCGCGACGGTAGACCCCACCAGGTATGTCGTAGATATTGAAATCCATTGGCAAGGTGGCCAGCGCAATTTCAACATCCAAAGTGTCCAGTGTGTGGACATAGTCGGTATTACGATCGGTCTTATTTCCACCGCCAGCATTGGTTTTGACGTCAGTACGTTGAATCTGCGCAATGCGGTTACCTTTCTGCCATTCCTTGACCAGCAGGCCACGGTCGATGTAATCAGTGTTGAACCACACAGTCAGGAACTGGATAACTGTTGCCAGCTCCGGTTTTTTACCGTCGACAGGGAAGACTTTCTTAACAGCATTCACGACTTTATGAATATCGTGCTCAATGGCTTTTTTGAATGCTTCCACATTCTCAGCAGCCAGCAGCAGGTTCTGGATGTACGTGTCATCAGTGTCCATCTCAAGGCGGACAATCTCGTTTTTCTGCCCAGCGTCGATGTGATAGAGATATTCACCATCACCGATGAACTGAGCCAGTACGCGCTGACGGAATGGCAGGGTGGCTACGACGATCAGGTTCGGCTGATCTGGCTGCTGAGATTGTTCTTCGGGACCGACTTCATCACCAACGCTGGTGGTTTCAGTTTTGAGCAGAGGAAACCTTCCACTGCGCCAGTCTTCAACCAGTTGATTGCGATCACCTGCTTCTGCGTTCACCCAGTCAGACATGAAAGCAGCGATCACTTCAGGTCCATGCTCTTCACCCTGTTCGAAGATGTCTTTAATCGCCTGAATCATTTTCCACTCAGCATTAAGACTGAGTTCGCCAACTTCAGGAACATCATTTTTAACCTGCAGCAAGTTCTGGAGATAGGTATTGCTTTCGGCCAGTGACATTTCGCTGGCAGCCAGCTGCTGCTCTTTAGTGACGTGAGTCTGGTACTTATCGCTCATCAGATGGAAGGCAAAACGGACTGCTGGAGTGCGGTTTTCTAACGATACATTCTCGTCAGAAGTCGCTACTTCATCGGTATTTTTTACATCGGCAGGGATAGTGGTGACAACGTCGCCAGCGGCCTTTGGCAGCCAGGTGCGCCCGTCGTCCTGTAGTTCGTAACGATCACACCAGGTGAAATCAACTTCACCTTCTTCCGGCAGGTCATCAACAACAGGAAAATCTGTGCGAATTGGTTTAGCGTAGTCCTTGCCACGACCGGTCTCGATACCTGCATCTTCCAGCGCAACGTCCAGCATCAGGTTGGCGCGAGCCTCAGTTTTTGCAGTGAACCAGATAAAAGCATCAGGCTTTCCCGACTTTTGTGTGGCTTTAACTACATATGGAAATTCCATGTGAGATCCTCATTTTTGGGTGTTAGAATCCCCGAGCCATTGATAGCGCCCATTGGGTTAACTTTGGTTTTAATGTTGTTTCCGGTGTAACTTTGGTCGGTGGCACCGGACGTAGATCCCGCCTTGCGCGGGTTTTACGTTAGCCTTCGTGAGCCATCTGGTCGTGCGAAGCGCAACGTTTGGAACAATACTCTTTCTCTTTGCGCGCCAGCTGTGAGCCGTTTCGATAGAGAAGGGTGCTTTTTATTACTTCTTCCGGTTTAACCGGTTTGCTGCAATAACCGCATTTCTTGTCTTGCATGACACTCTCCGTTAATGGCTGAGGCCATTCCCCAGACCGTTCAGATAAACTTCAACCAGCAAATCCCTGGTGTAAGTCATCTCAACGCCTCGATGCAGATACAAACGACCACGAGCGTTAGCTGATGCTGTCCAGGTTGAGTCTTTGTGTTTGACGAGCATCCCAGGCTGAACTGCGCCGCGGTTTACCGTCTGTGTACCGTAGTACTGATGAACCATGATGTTCTCCAGTTTTTCTGAGTGAACTTCGCTGGTGGTGCCGTCGTGCTGATCTTCACAGTTGAGCGTTTTAACTCTGCAGTTCACCACCGCGAAGCTCACTTCTGTTTTGCCTTATAGCCGGCCAGCTGAGCGTTAAACCTGATGCGCGTTATTCAATCCACCTCATCCGACTATTCATATGCCGTCGGCGGCTACTTCGTGGGCGTCCTGCCTGAGTGGTTCGTGTTGCGATGGAGTAAGTAAAGCACCATTTTACTTTATGGTCAAACAAAAGGTGTTCTACGTGGAGGATGTTGCGTGACGGAAGGCAAAAAAATCGGCGCGATGGCTGAGATCGGAGAGAGGAGCAGGCATTTAGCATGTTCGTCACTCGGTGCTAATCTTTCTGGGTGGCACAACGGAGCGGAACGATGAAGAGCAAAGACGAACAGACTGGGTTGGTTGGCTTGGCGATTGGCGCGGCAGTGATTGGCTTGGTATCAGTTCAAAAACCCATTAACCGGGCGAGCATCATTGACGAACTGGTGAGACTGGGGAGACAGAAGGGCGATGGCGTTCAGGATGAGGTGTTTGAGAAGGCGGCGGAGCTGGTGAGTAAAGGGGTATAAAAACCCGGCGCGATGGCCGGGTCATATATTAGTCATCATTCGTATGAAACTAAAAATTAAAAAGGTAAATCAATTTGCCTTTGTGGGTTGATTATTTTTTTTACCTTCACTATCTCATATGAGGTTTTTATACCTTTATCAGCAAGATACTGAGTGATTTTTAGATCAACGAGCAAAAGGTCGCCTTTTGCAAAAGCAACTGATTGCTCATCAATCGCATTGAGGAATTTCTCATCACTGACCTCGGCTTGAAATGGGCTTGCACCATCTGAAAAATTCCATTTATGGCCTTCTCGAAATGAGATATCAAGAGGATGAAGTGCTCTTTCTGTAACGGACTCAGAAATAATAGTTTCTTCAGTGCTGTCTACTTTGAAAAAACATGCTTCACTCTTTGTAACTTCAACAAAAGTATGACCATCATCGATAGTGACTGCAAAACTATCGATCCCATCCCTCTCCAATGGTTTAGAGATTACATTCTCAAGAGCTCTGCGTATTTTTTTATTTTTATATAAATCTATGACTTGATTGTCAAAAACCTCACTTTCATCATCGATGAAAATTGTGGAGCTACCGTCAAATGTTGGCTCAATACGTTTAATTTTTTTTGGACCTAACCATTTTATTAGCTGAATCAGGCCCTTATATGACTGCTTAGTGGCTAAGTAGCCAAAACCTACCAAGCTTATGATATTGCAAGCAGCGGAAGCATTATTTCCAGAAAAAACACCTAGTATTTGACTTGTTATGGATGTTGACTGCGCTATGAGATCAATTCCAAAGGAACCCGCTTTAAATGAAGCGTTGACTTTAATTGATATACGCCTTTCTTTTCCATAGATAGTTTTTCCCGCCTCTTCTAAAGCATCGGATAGTGACAAAAGCGCCGGCGCAAGATCACGTACATCCATCTCGTGCGTGTCCAAAGCTGGGCCGTCGTAAACTATTCTGAACTTCATATCGTCACTATCCATCAATGCCTATCCTGTGCATGATTATAAACCTGATCGTATATACAGTACATTTAATAAGTCATTACTTAGATGTTCTCTTACCCACTGCTACTCTCTATGCACTGACCAGAGGTCTTCAATCCCCCTGCGATCTGATCCGCCCCTTCATGTACTTCTCATACAACTCATCCAACTCTTTCAGGCGAATGGCAAAGATGCGGAGCATGTTCTGTTGCTCTTCTTCCGGTAGTTGGCGGTAGAGCTCCAGCAGACGCTGTTCGTCCGGCTTGAGGCCGTCTTTCTCATCGACATCCTCACCGAGTAACCAAGGTACCGAAACGCCAGCTGCATCAGCGATGGCCAGTGCAGATTGTTTGCTAATCCTTCCTGTTTTGAACCAGCTGGATACAGCTTGCTTACTGACACCAGCAATCTTGGCCATCTCCGTTTTGGAGAAGCCTTTATTGTTCAGTTCTGTGAGTCTCGAAATAAGACCGTCTGTCAATGTGTTTTCACTCATCTCATGATTGTAAATGATTGCTTTACTCTCTGATAGGGATGTATTGTTTGACACGTCAGTAAAACAATGCTTTACTTCCTTCATCTAAGGAGGTCCCATGACTGGTATTGAAAATGCAATTCTCCGATCTGGCTCGGCCAGCGCGCTTGGCGCTTTGATCGGCGTTTCAAAAATGGCTGTTTCGCTGTGGCGCCGTAAAGGAATTCCTGCCGAACGAGTGCTACCAGTGTTTGAGGCAACCGGCGTAACGCCCCACGAACTGCGCCCAGATCTCTACCCAAATCCCACTGACGGTTTACCAAAGTAGGAGCACTAACCATGCAGACACTTACTTATCAGAATGATAGCGACATTACTCAAGGGGTAATGATAAATCGCGCTCAAGCGCGCAGGGGGCCGAGCCATGAAGATATTCGTGACGCGGTTCGCTCCTGGGCTGGCGCCGATGGCCAGGACGTAGTCACGGCTCTGATCATCGAAGAGTACCTGGCGCAAGGAGGTGATGAGATCACTTTTCCTGATGATCTCTGCCGAAAACGCCAGAAGCTGTTCCGCTTTCTGGACAACCACTTCAACAGTGAACGGTACCGCGAGAACGTTCGCCAGCTGACTCCGGCAATCCTCGCAGTTCTGCCGATTGAATACCGCAACCGTCTGCTGCCAGAAGACAACATCATGGCTCGCCTGGCACGTATGGAGAAGGAAACCAGCGAAGCGAAGATAGCTGTCGCAATGGATGCGCCGCGTCATCAGAAGCTGAAAGAGCTGAGTGAAGGGATCGTGGAGATGTACCGCGTTGACCCTGGCTTAACCGGGCCGCTGATGGAAATGGTGCAGATGATGCTGGGGGTTGTATGACGGGTTCAAAAATGGCGAAAGCCGTGGTGCTCGAACACCAACGGCCTTCAGGTGCAAATGTAGAGACAAATGCAAAATCAGTATGCCCACACAATCATATTTTTACCAGTGGAAGTTCTGTTCACTGGAACGATCTCATCGCTTTCATTTATCAGGAGGACGCAATGGCCGGTGACTGGATAAAAATGCGCGCCGAGCTGCATACGCATCCGAAAATTGTCCGCATGTCGTCCGCTTTGAAAGCGGACAGATTGCGCGTTGTTGGTGGACTACATTCCGCATGGTGTCTTTTTGATGTCCATTCTACCGATGGTTTTCTTCACGGATACACACCGGAAACTCTCGACGATTTAATCGGCTTCCCTGGCTTTGCGCGAGCAATGATTGCTGTCGGATGGCTGGAAGAAGAGGGTGAAAACCTAGTAATGCCGCGGTTTGATGTGCACAACGGACAGTCCGCCAAGCGTCGAGCACAGGATGCAGACAGGAAGAAAAAATCCCGCAAAATGTCCGCTTGTGATGCGGACAAAAAGGGGACCAGAGAAGAGAAGAGAAGAGAAGATATAAAAGATCAAAACCCAGAGAGAGAACGCGCGGGAGAAAACTCTTCCGTGGAAGTCATTTCTGGCAATGGAACTTCATCACCAACCATTCAACATCAACCGGCCGCTGAAGATTTCGGTGCTGGATGCGCGTTCGGTCCACTTGGCAAATTTCCAATCACTGACTCCTGGGCTCCATCTCCTGATTTCGTTCGTCAGGCTGCACTCTGGGGAAAAAACGTCGGTGCAGAACCGGGTTACACCGCTGAAGAACTCCAGCAGTTCCGTGATTACTGGATCCCTGATGGCAAAGTTAAACACCAGTTGGCCTGGGAACAGACGTTTGCTGACAGCCTGTTGCAATCGCGTAGTCGAATCAAAAGGGCAAACTCTGCGGGATCGCGAGATGTGAACCGCATTTCTGAGCCAGATAAAACCATCCCAACCGGATTCAGGGGGTAAGCATGCCAAGACCAAATACACCAGAAGAGCAGGCGGCACTTATCCGGGTGATCATCGAAGAGGTGAAAATCCGTGGACGCTTAACCGTTAGCGAAGCATCACAGATGTTGTCGCTGCATCGTCAGACTGCTGAGAAGTATTTCCGCGTAGCAGCCGAACGCGGCGAACTCATTCGTCACGGTCGTCTTGGATTGTTCAGGGACCGGAAGGCTGTGATTGATTTTGATCTTCAGCGTTTTTCATACAGCTCGAGTAAGTCTGCGATTGAATTACCAGCCGATTTTCGGGGAAGCGCGGTTATGCGCCGGGTTATAGATATCTTAGGGAGAATGCCAGCATGAAACCAACATACGAACAACTTGAACAGCAGGTGCTCGAACTGTCAGTACAGCTCGCTAACTCCGAGAGCAAGTGCAGGGAGCTGGCCGGGGTAGTTGCTGATAACACTGATTTAAAATCGCTGATTGAACAACATGCAGGCTCTATCGCTGTATGTCCTAACTGCTCACACGAAGAGCCAAGCGAAACTGACGATATCGTTGCGTTATATCGCTCACTGAAAACCCCAGCCACCGACGCTTTCCTGGCTGAAGTGCGGGTGCAGGGCGTGGAGATGTTTGCTGACTTCTGCGGTGAAGAAAACTCTGTATTCGTCGAGGCCAAGGCTTACTACCGTTCACTTGCGGATGCAGTTGAAGAGTTTGCCGCACAGCTACGCCAAGGAGCCGCGCATGAGTAACGCAGCGACTGTTTTGGATGTGTGCTGCGGCTCCCGCATGTTCTGGTTCAACAAGCAGGACACCCGCGCCGTGTTCGCTGATATCCGAGCCGAAGAGCACGAGCTGTGCGATGGTCGCCGCCTGGTTATCAGTCCCGACCTGATTTCCGACTTCCGTGCGTTGCCATTCGCCGACGCATCGTTTCCGGTTGTGGTGTTTGATCCACCACACCTTGAACGTGTCGGCCAAACAGCCTGGATGGGTAAAAAATACGGGCGACTGAACAAAAAAACGTGGCGTTCGGACCTGCGAGCCGGATTCAAAGAAGCTTTTCGCGTGTTGTGGCCACATGGTGTGCTCATCTTCAAATGGAACGAAACACAAATACCGGTTAGCCAGATTCTGGCGCTTACAGACGTGAAACCGGCAATTGGCCAGCGAACTGGGAAGAACGACAAAACCCACTGGATTATCTTTGTGAAGGACTAACCCATGACGACTACCTTCGTTTTTCTGTAATCCAATGTAGTCTGGATGGTGTCACAATCGCATTGCCGAACACTCAACGTGATCAATTGTATAAAAAAAGCTCAGTCTGTGATTGTTTATGATTAAGGGCATTGACGTTTTTTTATTGACTTGTTTTTTTTATTTTTTCATGACTCGTTTGGCTTTGCGTTCCATGCGGTTTAATGCCGCTCTTGAGTCGATCCGGTTCAAGTCTGCCTTACTTCGGATTAGACGTTCTTTCGGGTTCCATCCATGATCTAACTCAATTCGGAGTTGTTTCCGGATATCTGCTGATAAAGCTGCAACTTTCAGCCCTAAATCTGCGTAGAGCCTCCGGCGTTTCAACATGTATGAATCCATCATATCACTACCGAACTCCGGGTTAGAGGTCATCTCACGAAGTTCTTCTCTGACTTTCAACAATTCGATATCGATTGATTGCAAACGATAGATTAAGGTTGGTTCAAGGTACTTATATTCGCCTTTAACTGTGCTCATATCGAAATCAGGCGAGGGAACTTGTACTTCGAGACGGTCCGGATAATCCGGTTCCGGTGAGCTTGCATCGAATCCCCGATCCCAGGAAACATCTGCACACTGACTAACGAATTTATCGAGCAGGAACACAAGTTGAACACTAATGTAAGCGCGTTCCTCTTTACGCTTTCTTATGTCGAACGCAACTTCTTTGATCAGGTTGAAACAAAGTGGAAAACCGATTGCAGCAGCACCAGCTAAAAAGCCTTGCATAGCAGGACTAAGACCGAACATATGTGGACACCGAAAGAGAGCGAGCAAAGGATTATAAACGTAGTGATGGGGTGATTAAAACGCGTTGAACTGGCTGTTTTGAAATGGACTTTTAAACTTTGACTAAGGTCATTAAATCATCGCGATTTGAAGTTTAAGCGAAAATAGTTGATGAGGGGTATTGACCTTTAGTGCTCGCCGGTGACAAGCCAACTCAGGAAGAGATTAATGATGCTGTAAGGGACGCGCGAATTACCCATCCGTGGAAATTCGCCTGGCATTGATTGATGTATAATCCCTCTCAATGTATCGAGGGGGATTATACATGTCGGACTGGAACATCGCAGCAAAATCGAAAGAAGAGCAGGACAAGGTTAACGTCGACCTTGCTGCCTCCGGAGTTGCGTACAAAGAGCGTCTGAACATGCCAGTTATCGCCGAGCAGGTATCCCGTGAGCAGCCAGAGCACTTACGCGAATACTTCATGGAGCGCGTTCGCTACTACCGCGAGCAAAGCCTGACGCTTCCAAAAGCATCCGATCCGCGCTATCTGGATATGGCAGCCCAGAACGAGAAGAAGTAATGGGATGTCTCATTGTTGGCGGCGTCAAGTTTTACACTCTGGCAGAAGGTGAGTCGTATCCGGATCCGCATGCCGATAACCGGTATGTCGGTGCGTATGCCGTATTCCCATTCGAGGGAAAGTGGGTCGCTCAGAAGTATTTCAGGGGAGGGCACTGGAGAGATATCACCGAGCGCCGGTTCAACACCGAAAACGAGGCTTTCAACTTCACCTACGAATACGCGTTTCTCCCGGAAAACCGCTACAAATATTAGTCGATCGATAATACCGATCGATTTGATTAAATTGATCTATGAAATCGATTATCAAATAAGCACAGCGCAGCAACAAATTACCAACCTGACTTTCCTCGCCACGAGTGAAATATGTCCCCTGACGACATCGACACCTTTGTCATTTACCTGACGAGAGCATTCCAATCAGATATTTACAATCGACAGTTTTGACGTAGCCATCTGTTAAAAATAACGATCAATTTTTGCGCGAAAGTAGCAATAAAATTTATCTAAATCAATCGGATAAATGACCTTGCGCAAACAGGCCTTTCATGTGCATACTTAAGCAAAACAGACAAATACTGTTTATATGTACAGTTGTTTTGGAGTATAGTTAAGATGTTGCAGTAAATAGTTTTATTTTTCTTCCAGCCAACCTATTAGGAAATTCGTGCCATTTGGTATGTTGGTTCAGTGAACGGGATTATCCCGGCTGGAAGAGTGAAATTTGTTGATAGCAAAGAGGGGGTTTTGTGAAGGAAAGTCAGGAGCAAGGCGATTGGTACGACATTATCAGGCGTTCTGATGGAAAGCTTATGGCCTCAATGCCACTGGATCGTCAGTATCTCGTCTATAGCAGAAATGGCCTGGTATCATGCCGTCCATTACTGGAGGATGAAGGGGTCTTCAACCTTTCATCTGGGACTCGTTTTCTTCGCCGACTTGGCTACCGCATCACCCAACCCTCTGATATCATAATATCAACGGATTGAGCACCCGTTAACCTGATGCGCCACGGAGAGAAACCATGGCGCACGAACTACAACTAATCAAGCAGTCTTCAGGAATCCTGATCCCCGCTACGCCGGAGACCAGTGATTTACTGCAATCAAAATTCAAACTCGGCGCCGTGCTGGTGGCCGAGTTCCGGCAGGTACGCAATCCTGCCTTTCACCGTCGCTTCTTCGCGTTACTCAATCTCGGTTTCGAATACTGGGAACCCACCGGCGGGGCGATCTCATCCAACGAGCGCAAACTGGTAACCGGCTACGCCAAATTTCTTGCCTCATTCGCGGGAAGCGAAGCCGCGCTCCTGGATGCTGCCGAACAATATCTCGACCGTATCGCCGATAAGCGAGCCGGTAGCATCAGCATCTGCAAATCCTATGACGCATACCGTGCGTGGGTGATCGTCGAGTCTGGCCACTACGACGCTATCCAGCTTCCTGACGGAACCCTTCGCAAACATCCCCGCAGTATTGCTTTTGCCAATATGGACGAAGCTGAGTTCCAGCAGCTGTACAAAGCCGCGTTGGATGTCCTCTGGCGCTGGATATTGTCCTGCACGTTCCGCACGCAGCAGGAGGCCGAGAACGCCGCCGCCCAACTGATGAGCTTCGGGGGATGATGCCGATGAAATACTCATATTTCCATCATCACGAATGCACCACCGAACAGGCCGACGAGCTGGTGGCCAACTACCGGCGCCGCGGCGTAAAAGTCGAGCGTAGCCTGAATCGCGACAACATCACCTGGACCGTCAGCGCGCAGCTGCCGGAAGGCGACAAAGCGCCGCGCCCGAGCCGTGTATGGCAAAGCAAGGCGTGGGGGTGAGCATGGCTAAATCAGCGAAATGCCTGTTCTGCGGCAAACCTGCAACCCTGCTCTGTGATGGGATCATAGGCTGGGATGCTGATGAGGACGAGAACCATCACCTTAGCAATGCCCGAGGGATCTTCACCTGCGACGCGCCGATGTGCGCTGAGTGCGGGACATGGCACGGAAATATCTTCTTCTCAGGAAAAACCGGGGGAATGGAAACCCGCGATTATTGCCCGCTTTGTCAGGCGCTGCATGTAAATGGTGACGTCATACGGGAAGACAAAAACCGGAAGGGAAAAGCCATTCGCGAGCCAGCCCTACAGGAAGAACAGGCTGCCATCATCCGGAAAGCCCACTGGAACAGCCGCCTGAATGCGCATCGCCACGAAGTGCACATCATCCAGGGAGGTGGACAACAATGCCTGCCATTCTGAAAAAGTTACCGCGCCGGAAGTGCGCCAGCAAAGAATGCCGCCAGTGGTTCCATCCTGTGCGTGATACGCAGACCGTCTGCGGTTACGAATGCGCCACTGCCGTCGGCAAAGAGCAGACCAGAAAAGCCCGGAAGGATGCGCAGCGCAAGGAAGTGAAACGTCAGCGCCAGGAGGCGAAAGAACAGCGGGCGCAGCAGGCCGAACGTCGCCAGGCGGTGAAGCCACTCAGCCACTTCGTTAAGCAGGCGCAACAGGCATTCAACGAATTCATCCGGTACCGGGATCGGCATCTGCCGTGCATCAGCTGTGGTCGCCACCATGACGGGCAATATCACGCAGGGCATTACCGCACCACCGGTGCTAACCCAGAGTTGCGCTTCAATGAGGACAACTGCCATCGGCAGTGCGCCCCCTGTAATAACCATCTCTCCGGCAACCTGATGGCATACCGCCCGGCGCTGATCGCCAAAATCGGCCAGGCGCGCTTTGATGCACTGACTGGCCCCCACGAATTACCGAAATGGAAACGCGACGACTACATCCGAATCCGCGATGAGTACCGCGCAAAACTCAAAGAACTTAAACAGCAGGAGGCCGCGTGAAAATCCCACTCATCGTCGCAATTTCCGTTTTCAGCATTCCTCACTCACTTAAATGCAGTCATTGGCATTACTGGGAAAGACGTTACCTCTTCCTGGATGACAAAGAATCGCATGGGATCGCGACAGCATATCGCTGGGCTAAAGGGTGGATTCGTCAGAGGGAGGTTCGGTGATGACCAGAGAGCAGATAGCTAGATACCAGGCTGAAAGCGTCGCGAGAGCCAACCTAAAACCAATAGCTAAGCATTGTCAGAACCAGCAGACCAAACACCCAGAGAGGGCCACAGCGTGAATCTTGAAAACACAGTGAAATACCACTTCGCAAAATCCACACTGATTAGCGATTCTCCGCGCGCTACCGCCTCTGATTCACTGACAGGTACCGACATCATGGCTGCCATGGGCATGACTCAGGAACGCGCTGCCATGGGGTACAGTGCTTTCCTCGGCAAGATGGGCATAAGCAATAACGACCGGGAGCGGGCGATCGGACTGCTGGCAGAGTACGCGATGACCAAATGCGACAAGGTTGCCGCGCTGCGCAAGCTGGAAGCCGGAGTTAAGCCACTAGTTATGCACCAGTTGGCCACTTTCGCTTTTGAGGACTATTCCCGCAGTGCTGCCAGCGTGAAGCAGTGCGATTGTTGTGGCGGTCAGGGCTTCATTGATGCTGATGTGTTTACCAATAAATTCCGTAAGCCAGAAGGGAAAATGACCGTGTCCGGGATGGTGAAGGTCAAAGAATCCGTCAAAGTGCTATGCAAAAAGTGTAATGGCTCTGGTGTGGTTAGTGCTTCATGCAGTGACTGCCATGGACGCGGCAAGGCAGTGAACCAGGCTCTTACTGAGAAACAGGGCATTCCTGTTCTGGCTGACTGTAAGCGCTGCGGAGGGCGTGGGTATGAACGACTTCCGTCGACTGAAGCCTATGCTGCTGTATGCCAAATTACTGACGCCATCAGTCTGGACACCTGGAAAAAGTCTGTTAAGCCATTCTACGACCAGTTGATCACGAAATTCGATATCGAAGAGGCTTGGGCAGAAAATCAACTGAAACAAATAACACGATAATGGCTGTGCAATTTAATTCGAGCTATTTACTTTTCCCGAATCTGTGTTAATTTTGTCCCAACGATGGGTTAATGCCTTCGTTTCAAGCCCTGCGGATAACACCGTGGGGCTTTTGCTTTATAGCGATTTAAGAATTTCTAAAACCACTCTGAGACCAGCCCCGTATAATTCCCCCATGCATACAGGAGGGGATATGGAGAACGGGTTTTACTGGATCCAGTTTAATGGGACCACTCAGGTGGCATATTTTACCAATGAGATTTTTGAAGACCTGGAGACAGGCAAAACGATCACTGGAATCTGGCATCTAACCAGAGGCGACGACATCTGCCATAACGGGGAAGCTGAGGTTCTCGAAGGACCATTGCAACCACCACAATAAAAGACACCAAACATCCAATCCCTGGCTCTTGCCGGGGATTTTTCATTTCAGGCTCACGGGAATCATCTGCTACGTGCTTTGTTGATAAATCCAGCCCGTGAAGCCTGACCTTTTCATCACACACAGCGCCATCCGAAAAATCGGAGGTGAGGCTATGACCAGAATGAGCACCATTTACAGCAGACTTTCATATGGATCAGGAACCACGCTTGCCGGCTGCGGTGTATCAGCGAAGGCATATGCCGAAACAGCTAAAACAGCAAAAGAGGTGTCCTGGATGTTGGCCGACAGAATTGCAGGGTTAAGCCTGAGCGACTGGGCAATTATTGTCGGTATCACATGCACCGTTATTACCTGTGCAGTGAACTGGTATTTCCGCTGGAAAGAACGGGAGGATAGGCGCAATGGCTATGCCACCAAAGCTGAAGAATAAACTGAGTGCAACGGTCGTTGGGTTAATTCTTGCCGGGGCTTCCGCACCCGTGATTCTCGATCAGTTTCTGGATGAGAAAGAGGGTAACAGCACAACAGCGTACAAGGACGGCTCTGGTATATGGACCATTTGTCGTGGCGTCACGATGGTTGACGGCAAGCCAGTAGTTCAGGGCATGAAGCTGTCTGCTGAGAAATGTTCCAAGGTGAACGCCATAGAACGCGACAAGGCTCTGGCATGGGTTGAGCGAAACATCAAGGTGCCACTGACCGAACCACAGAAAGCTGGGATCGCATCTTTCTGCCCTTATAACATCGGCCCCGGAAAATGTTTCCCGTCTACGTTCTATAAGCGAATAAATGCTGGCGACCGTAAAGGAGCCTGTGAAGCGATCCGCTGGTGGATTAAAGACGGTGGCCGTGACTGTCGTCTGACCAAAGGGCAGAAGAATGGTTGTTATGGGCAGGTAGAGCGACGGGACCAGGAAAGCGCGATGACGTGCTGGGGGTTGGATTAATGACCTTCAAAGCGTGGTTGATACTCGCCATTGAGATTCTTTTGTCGTTGCTGGTTATCTTCATCCTCTACGGACAGGTCAGTAAAGAGGCGAAGCGCGCCGATGATGCCGAGTCACTGGCTAAGCGGCAGCAGGAAACAATTGACGATATGACAGTGCGTCAGCGTGATGTTGTCGCACTAGATGTTAAATACAGCGGAGAACTGGCATATGCCAAAGCCACTATCGATCAGCTTGAGCGCGATGTTGCTACTGGCAAGCGTCGGCTGCAGCTCAACGCCAAGTGCGCCACGAACGGAGCGACCAGCACCTCCGGCTTGGATGATGCTGCCAGCCCCCGACTTACTGACGCCGCTGAACGGGATTATTTCACCCTCAGAGAGCGAATCGAAACCAGCGGGAGAATGATTGCCGGGTTGCAGAACTACATTCGTAAGATTTGTGTTAGATAAATTATATCCAATAAGCCCAAGTGAATGGGCTTAAGTGTTTAAACGCATTCCACTTGACCTGGAATAGAGCAATTTGGAGTTATGTCATGAGTAGTCATTCCCCACTTGTTAGGATCTGAGTTATTCCTAAAATGCAATTGGAGTTTGAAATTCTGATCGTTACATTGGGTCTCAAGTATGAGTTGATACTTACCTTGATCAAAGCAAGTGTCGCAGTCACTGAAGCAGTTTTGTTTAATTTGAGGCATGGGGAAAAATTCCCCCCAATTACCAGAACTTCCTGTCATTTTGGCTTTAATAAGTGTATATCCAGCTGTTCGCAATCTCAGGAAAACACCGTAACGGTTTGTTAAAGCAGAAGTGACATTGGGTGAGCTTAGTGAGATTTCTTCTTCTGTAGAATCATAAAGTTGCATCTCTTGATTTGAAGATCTAATTAGATTTTCCATTTGTTTCTCCAACTCGATGAAAAAACGGGACCCATTACACAAATTTATGTATAGGTTCCCTCTTGGGCAACACAGATGATAGGTTCGCTTACTTCTTACCATAGGTCATCAATGAAATTATTTTAATAGGAAAGAAGCATGAGCAAACCGGACTGGGACGAGCTACAGCAACGGTTCCTGTCAAATTGTCAAGATGTACTACTAGTGCCAGAGCGAATCGGAGCGGTCATGCCAAAAAGTTAGTTTTGAAGGGTTTGATTATTGATGTGGTGGACATATATACAGGTTGTGGTATGTCGCCACTCATTTAGGGTAATGACCATGAATCAGGCTATCGAGCAAGTAATTTATAATGCCATGAGAAGAAATGAAATCGGAGCTGGCGTTGGTTCTTCTGCTACAGCTAATGAAATCATTAAAGGGATAAAACCCTATTATCAAGCAGCGAGTCAGACGGAGAGGCAGGCTATCATCGAAAGGCTAAACAAACTAAAAGTAGAGCCTGGTGTCCCGATCCCATCTAATATCGAACAGCTATTAAGTAATTGATAACAAGCCGCCTACGGGCGGTTTTTTATTGCCATCACCATGGGCAGAACTATCGTAATGGCAATATTGAGCATCGTTACTAACTTTTCATTGTTGCTGTGTATCTATAATCTCAGACGTGCTCTTATCGATTTCTTGTAAAATATGCTCAACCTGGTTATTGAACCCCTTGAATTTAATGACACGCTTAGTGATTTTTCTTCCCTCACCATTGAGTCCAAGTGACACTTTCTCAGTTGAAGCTTTTGCGCCTAATTCAGCCGATGCGGAGCCATCATAGAACTCTTCAATTTCAACTTCTTCAGCCGCGAGAATTCTTCTTGCTATAGCGAGTTCTTGTTGGACTTTTGCCTGAGATTGAAAAACTAACGACTGAAGTTCCGCCTTTTGGGCTTCATCAGATAGTTGGGCTGAAGTCTGTGCGCTATCAGTCGATTTTTTACTAAAGGCTTCAATAGCCTTTCGTGCCGCTAATTCAATAACTAAACCGGTAGCTCCGCCATAAAGTCCTAACATCAGTTTTACCCTGTAGAGTGTGGTTGATTGAGGTATCGGCAAAGTAATTAGATAACTTAACTTTAATCGAATGATTTTTTCACTTTATTTTCAGTCGTCACAATCTCTAAAAAGGAATGTCTAATGAGCAAGCCGGACTGGGAGGCTATCGAATCGGCTTACCGGGCCGGAGTGATGTCCCTCCGTGAGATTGCATCGCAGAACGGCATCAGCGAAGGCGCTATCCGTAAGCGTGCCAAGCGTGATGACTGGTCGCGTGACCTGAATGCGAAGGTGAAAGAGCGCGCTGACGATCTGGTACGCAAAGCTGAGGTACGCAAACAGGTACGCAGTGAAGTCACTTTTAACGAACGCGTACTCATCGAAGCGACGGCTGAGGTAATCGCCAATGTCCGCATGGAGCATCGCGGCGACATTAAGCGAGCCAGGCAGATAACCAATGCCCTGTTTGATGAGTTGGGGGCAGAGTGCGCAGACGTGGCCGCACTGGAGAAGCTTGGAGAGTTGATGTTCGACCCTGACGACAAAGGTCAGGACAAGCTCAATGAGATTTACCACAAGGTCATCAGCATGCCGGAGCGCGTTAAGTCGGTTAAGGCACTGAGCGACGCGCTGAAGAATCTGATTGGGCTTGAGCGCCAGGCCTACGACATCGACGGGCCGGAAGGCGACAACTCTGTTAAGCAACTTTCTGATCTGATGGATTCACTGTCTCAGGGGGCGTAATGAAACCTGAGCACATCAAGCTGTTGTCCGACAAAGACTGGCGGCTGAATAATCTTTACTGGATCACCGACAAAGAGGGAAAGCCTACGCGCTTCAGGATGACGCCTGAGCAGCGGGAATACTTCGAGGGGATCCACACCCGCAACATCATCCTGAAAGCTCGCCAACTCGGTTTCACAACTGAGGTGTGCATCATCCAGCTCGACGCGGCACTGTTCGAGTCGGCGAAGTGCGCCCTGATTGCCCACACGCTGAATGACGCAAAGCGCCTGTTCCGAGAAAAGGTTAAGTACGCATACGACAAGCTGCCGGCAGAGATAAAGGCTGCCAACCCGGCGAGCAATGATTCGTCTGGTGAGCTCGTCTTTAAGAAGGGCGGCTCGCTATACGTCAGCACGTCGTTTCGTGGTGGCACGCTGCGCTACCTGCACGTTTCCGAGTTCGGGAAGATATGCGGCAAGTATCCAGACAAAGCCCGTGAGATCGTCACTGGTGCGTTTGAGGCGGTATCGACTGGATGCTTCGCTACAATCGAGAGCACGGCAGAGGGCCGGGCGGGTTACTTCTTCGATTACTGCCAGACGGCAGAGAAGGCGTTGCTCCAGGGTAAGCCACTTTCAGCGCTGGACTGGAAGTTTTTCTTCTTCTCCTGGTGGAAGAACCCGCAGTACGCAATCGACCCGATCGAATCGTTGCCGGTGCGCCTGCTTGAGTACTTCGCTGAAATGGAAGCGAAGCACGGCGTGGTAGTCAATGAACGCCAGAAGGCCTGGTATTACGCCAAAGAGAAAACGCTCGGCGATGACATGAAGCGCGAATACCCGACCATTCCGGCCGAGGCGTTCCAGCAGTCTGTTGAGGGCGCGTACTACGCCAAACAGTTACGCTGGCTCTACACCAACAAGCGGATCGGCCAAATTCCGGATAACTCGCACCTCCCGGTGCACACGTTCTGGGATATCGGTGTGGGTGATTCCACGGCTATCTGGTTCGTTCGTGAGGTCGGCGAAGAGTTCCACATCATCGACTACTACGAAAACTCTGGCGAGGGGCTGAGGCACTACATGAAGGTGCTGAAAGACCGCGGCTATGAGTACGGCGAGCACTGGGGGCCGCACGACATCGAAAACCGCGAGTTCGCTGCTGATGCGAAGTCACGCAAAGAACTGGCGCGCGAAGGTTACGAAATCGATGGTCAGATGTACTCACTGAATTTCAAAGTGGTGCCGAAAGCCGGCATCGATACCGGCATTGAGTCGGCCCGTGAAATCCTCCCGCGCTGTGTATTTGACGAGGAAAAATGCTCTGAGGGTATATCCCACCTTGAGGGTTACCGGAAAGAGTGGGACGACAAGCGCGGCTGCTGGAAAGACAAACCTCTCCATGACGCCACCTCACACGGTGCTGACAGCTTCCGTTACTTCGCAGTGACGAAGAACAACCGTAAGCAGGTCGGCACAGTATTCTTCTAAGGAGCATCGCCAGTGAGCGAACAAGATAACGGCCTTCAACTGGCTGTGAACAACCTCGCCACTGAAATGAGGCGAGCTAATTACCTGAATGCCATCGGCATCGGTGGCGGGAACACGAAGCGCCCGACCCTTTACCAGGAATTCGGCTACCCGCGCGAGATTACCTTCAACGACTTCTACAACATGTACCGCCGCAACGCCGCTGGCTTCGCTGTGGTGCATCGCCTGCTGGATGGTTGCTGGCAGGACTATCCGGTCATAGTTGACGGTGATGAAGCACAGGAAGCGGAGAAAACAAACGCCTGGGAAAAGAAAGTCACCAAGTTCATGAAGAAGCTGTGGCCGAAGGTGAAGGATGCCGATCGGCGCAATATGGTTGGACGCTACTCCGCGCTGCTGCTGCAGGTGAAAGATAATAAGTCGTGGAACGAGCCAGTAGATATCAAGCTGGTGAAATCCCTTGGCGAGTCAGCGCTGGTAAAACTTATCCCGGTATGGGAGCCGCAGTTAACTGTCGCAGAATGGGATAACGACCGTCAGTCAGAAACGTTCGGCCAGCCGAAGATGTTCAACTTCAACGAGCAGCCGGTTGGTGATGAGCCTTTTGTCGGTCCGATGCGCGGAGAACCGGTACATCCGAGCCGCGTTATCCTGTTCTGCGAAGGATCTGAAGACGACAACGTGCTGTCCGGCATTCCGCTGCTGGAGGCTGGTTTCAACAAAGGCCTCGATATAGAGAAGATTTCCGGCGGTGGCGCTGAAGGCTTCCTTAAGAACGCCAGTCGCCAGATCGCCGTCGAGTTCAGCAAAGAAACCGACATGACCACGCTGGCAGAACAGGCTAAGAAGGCTGGCTATGCCGATCTCGGCGAAGCGATGGGCGACAAGGTCAACAAGCTTAACCGCGGTACCGATGCGGCCGCCGTGATGCAGGCCGGGCAGATGCACGTTCTGAGCGTTACGCCCGGCGACCCGGGGCCGACGTGGGAAGTCACCGCGAACGAACTGGCCGCCTCCGTGCAAATCCCGTTCACCATCCTGTTTGGTCAGCAGACCGGGCGACTGGCGAGCGACGAGGATAAAACAGACTGGGCAATTCGTAGAAACACACGGCGTAATGGCTTCCTGACAGATCGCATTACCGCGCTGCTGGAACGCTTCTGGACTCTTGGGATTATCGACCCACCGACCAAAGGCGAGGTCACCATCTCATGGAGCGACCTGCTGGCCCCTGGCGAGAAGGAGAAGATCGAGAACGCCTCGAAACTGGCCGACATCGTACAGAAAACATCTGGCTTCTATGGTGGAGAACCTCCATTTACTGCCAATGAGCTGCGCGAAATTGTTGGTCTCGACCCGCTGCCGGAGCCAAAAGAACCACCAAAACCTGACGATAAGGTGACAACTGATGATCCACTGGCCGATGACACCAGAACAGACGGCAAAGGTGGGCCTGCCGATAGTTCCGCGCAGCAAGGTTGACCCTACGCGATCGGCAAAGCAGGTCACCGCGATGTTCCGTGATATCGAGGATCGGTATCTCGGCATCAAGCGAGCGCTGAAAGCCCTGTTTGACCAGCGCCTGACCGGGCGTGAGCGTGAGGTAAATAGCCATAACTGGCATTTCCTGTGCCATGTTAACGGTGACGAGCCTACGCTTTACCAGGTCAACGCTGGCAAGTTTATCTACGACATGTCGGCGCAGGAACTGGCGGATTTGCTGGAAGCGGTGCAGTCGATTCTGGATGATTACCTGCTTGATGGTGGCGAGCAAAACCTCTGGGCGATGGATTATGTCGTTGCAGAAGCGCAGCGCGGCACGCTGGAGGCATTCAATAACCTCTCGCAGCAGTCCCAGGTTTACGCCAGTCAGACGACGCTACAGCAGCTATTAAGCAGCCCCGGTTATCTTAATCAGATATCGGCGGCCAGGCTGACAACGTTCAGTGACTGGAAGGTCATCAGCGACACCGCTCGCGGCGACCTGACTAACATCATCACCGATGCGGTAGCGCGCGGAGTGAATCCTCGTGAAACGGCCAGCGTCATCAGCAAGCGCCTCGATGTTTCGATGTCGAAGGCAAAGACCATCGCTCAGACTGAGCAGGTCGGCGCGCTACGTGAAGCTCAGTGGAATGAAACGGACTGGGCGGCAGACAGGCTGGGACTGAATACCGGCCTGCTGTGGCTGTCAGCGCTCAAGCCGACGACGCGCACCTGGCACGCCAGTCGCCACGGCAAGGTCTACACCGCAGAAGAGGTACGTGACTTCTACGCCGAGAACGGTAACCGGTACAACTGCTACTGCAGCCAGATTCCGGTACTGCTCAACGACGACGGCAGTATATTTAATGAAGGACTGACTGATAAGCTGGAGAAAGAACGTAAGGCGTGGCAGAGTATTGATGTTAATTAATTCTGCTAATACATGGAATTGTCTATGAGTCTTCAGTATCAATATTTCGAACCAGGCATTGAAGTAATCCCATTCGGCCCTACCGAGGACAAATTCGTAGAGCCACAGCGACATTTTACAGTATCGGGTGACCAGAAAGAAGTTCATGCTTATCTAGAGGCTGTGTCGAGTGTGGTTAACACTAAATTCAGCGTGTTTTACGATATGCGCATAGAAAGTAGAAATACTGCAGTAGGTTTTTCAGATGCAATGGTCAACTTAGTTTTCTGTTTTGATCCAACAAATGCATTAGATGAAGATGCATTTAAAGAGAAATTTATTCTGCCTTTCAGAAATATGTTTATTTGATACGTATAAGTCTTCCTAAGGTCGCTCCGGCGGCCTTTTTTATTGCCTGAAATCCACCAATGAGGACGAAACGTGAAGCTATCCAGCATCCACGTTAAATCCCTCGCCATCAACGCCTCCAACATCTCAACGACCACCATCAACGGACAGGAACACTACGTCATTCGTGGTGCGGTTCCGATCGTCGATGACATCGTGATGAATGGCGGCCTGTACCCGGCGGAGGAGATTAACAAAAGCTACCAGACGATGGAGCGCAAGTTGATGCCGATCGGCCATCCGATGGTGAACGGCAAATACGTCAGCGCCAACGACCCGCAGGCGGTTAACGATTATTACGCCGGGGCATGGGCTCAGAACGTCAGCAAGGCCAACGACAAGGTCGTGATGGACGTTTACGTCAATAAGGCTGTGGCAGACACCAAGCCTGATGGTAAGCGCCTTATTCAGCGCCTGGACGACATGATTTCCGGCAATAACGCCGATCCGATTCATGTATCTACCGGTCTGCTGCTGAACAAAGAGCAAAAGACCGGTGAGTCTAAGCAGAAGAAATACTCCTGGGTCGCTCACAACATGCAGTTCGACCACATTGCGATCCTGCTTGATGAGCCTGGCGCTGGCACGCCGGATGAAGGCGTCGGCATGTTCGTCAACGCTGACGGGCAAGAGGCTGATGTTGAATCGACGAGCCTCATTGATGCCGCCAACAGCATGAAGGACGGACTGCTGAATAAGGTGAAGTTGTTCTTCACCCACAACTCAGACGCTTCATTCGACGAAATCTACCAGATGCTGCGTGAGGCTATCCGCGCGCCATCCGGCAGTGATGTCTATCGCTACGTTGTGACAGTCTGGCCGGACAAATTCATCTACGAAGAGGGCAACAAACTCTTCCAGCAAAAATATCTCATCGATGACAGCGAAGTGACGCTGGTCGGCGAGCCTGTAGAAGTCGTGCGCAAACCAACTGAGTACGAAGTCAAAACCAACGGAGAAACAAACCCGATGAAAGAGAAGATGATCGCCGCGCTCAATGCCGCAGGCGTTAAAACCGAGGGGCTGACCGACGATCAGGTCTGGGATGCCTACAACCAGCAGACGAAGAAGAAAGATGGCGGCGACCCAGCACAGGCTCAGATTAACTCTGACGCGATTACTGCTGCTGTTAATGCTGCGCTCACCCCGCTGAACGAAAAGCTGAGCAAGCTGGAAACTCAGCTGCAGGCAAATGCTGAAAGCGACCTGAAAACCAAGCGCGATGCTGTTAAAGCGAAATTCTCGTTCATGACCGAAGCGGCGATCAACTCGCTAGCTGGCGATGCGCTGAACGACTTGTACTCACAGTGCCAGACCAGCACCGGTCTGAACCCTGCATTCCAGGGGAATGGCGCTCAGAGTGAAATCCTTAACATGGAGGCACCTGAATAATGGCTCTCGCACCTCGTTTCCATACCGTAATCGCGGGCCCGGCCCGTAAGAATGACCCGCAGGTCATTGAAGCAATCATGGCGGCGGCCGTGAAGCCTGGCTCACTGGTGATGCTCGACAGCACCGGGAAACTGGCAGTTCACAATGTCGCTGGCGGCGCAGGCGTTGCTCTGGCTCTTCAGCACAACTATATCGGCGGCGGTGACATTCGCGACTCGGTTCCTGCAGGTGATACCGGCGCGGCCATCATGTGCGAAGACGATGTGGATTACCACATGCTGGTCAAAGCAGGCGAAGTGTTGCTGGAAAACGAAGGCCTGGTTTCTGCCGGTGACGGCACGCTTGCCAAGGCAACCACGCCAGCCACCGACCAGGTCCTCTTTTATTCACGCGAAAAAATCACCGTTGGCGCTGAAGCTCAGCTCGTGAAAGTTCGCAAATCAGGGAAAGCAACCGCATGAGCATGATCGTATTCAACAAAAAGCTGATCACCGAGCACAACCAGGTGAAGCAGGCATGGAATCAGCTGCTGATGCAGCGTGAATCCTTCAACATCAACCAGAACACTATTTCCGCCCAGTACGGCGGCGCGCTGGAAGTTAACCAGGCCGCGCTGATTTCCAAAGACTATTGGCGCGAAGTGGACAATATCACCACTCGAGTCTTCCGTAATGACGAAGGCAACGGCCTGCTGGACGATCTGCTTGCTCTCGGTACGCCAATCTCTATCGGCAAGACAGCGGCTCTGTACCGCGTCTCCAGTGACGCTGGCAAGGTTCATCGCACCCTGACCGGACACGTACCGGAAGAGTTGGATAAAGTCATCTACGATGAGGCTGGTGATCCAATCCCGATCTTCAACACCGGCTACAGCCGAGAATGGCGTGAGTGGAACGGCATGCAGTCCGAAAACCTCGATGCAATGGCCGATGACCAGGAAGCGCATGTTGCTGCGATTCGCGCAGATATGGCTGACTACATGCTTTCCGGTGATGCGAAAGTGAAGGTGAAAGGCTATGTTGGCGCTGGTATCACCAACCATGCCAACACCAACCAGGTGGATCTGGGTGCATCCGGTCTGAATATAGACCTGACCACCTCAACACCTGATCAACCAGTGGCCTTCTTCACTGGTCCGTTTGCTAAGTTGCTGGATGATAACTACGTGCAGGAGAAGGTTAAAGTTTGGGTATCTCCTGACATCATGAGAAACCTTAATCGACCATATTCTAACGCTGCCGGCTTTAAAGAAGGCACCGTTCTGGAATACATCATGCGCTATGGTCGCATTGAGTCTATTAACCAGACCTTCAAACTAACCGGTAACCACTTCGTTGCTTACGTGCGTAACTCGCAGTACATCAAGACGCGAATCGCCGCGCCGGTTGGTACCTTCATGATCCCGCGTCAGAACCCGTTCGACAACTATAACTCTCTGGTCTGGAGTGCTGTCGGTCTGCAGATTAAGCGCGATTTCAACGGTCGTTCTAAAGTGTTCAACGCACAGGGTTAAGGGGCTTCGGCCCCTTTTCTTCAGGAGAGAGCATGAAAAAGTTAAAAGTCGAGAAGACTGGCTGCTGGGGAACGATTAACGGCGTATTCCAGCAACTGCCGGTGGGTCATGAGTTCGTTGCTGTTGCTGTGCCACCGGCTTTCGCTGGCCGTGTATCGGTCGTGGGTGAAGTCGAGGCTCAGGAGCTTGAAGTTGCGACGCCTAGTGCCGAAGATGCTCCTGCAGAGCAGGCAGAGCAGGCAGAGCAGGCAGAGCAGGCAGAGCAGGCAGAGCAGGCAGAGCAGGCAGAGCAGGCAGAGCAGGCAGAGCAGGCAGAGCAGGCAGAGCAGGCAGAGCAGGCAGAGCAGGCAGAGCAGGCAGAGCAGGCAGAGCAGGCAGAGCAGGCAGAGCAGGCAGAGCAGGCA